CTTAAACTCATGCTCCCACAAATACACCAGCTCGTAGTCCTTCTCGTAGTAGTTCTCCATGTACTGATGCTTCGCCTTGTCTTTCTTGATCACTCTGTCTTGCGTATGCCAGTAATCTCCCTGACATTCAATCAGCAATGTTCTTTGATCCGGACGGAAAACAGCCACATCAAAAGAGTAATAGTCCACCTGGAAGTGGCGCTCCCAATCTTTTCCTTCCTCTAAACCCAAAACAGACAAATAACTCCAAACAGCCCTCTCAATACTCGACCCGTTCTTCTGTACCTCCCTCATCTTCTCCTGGTACGCGGGATCGAGATGCTGCTGCTTGGCGTTCTCACTATGCTTCTGTTTCTGCTCTTCGTTTCCGTCCCAGAACTCCTTCATCTTTCTGGACAGGTTCTCTCGCCGTTCCGGATTGTTCTCCCAATTCTTTTTCGCACTTTCAGAAGTTCCGTGGAAATTCTTAGGAAGATTGTTTGGATCCGGACGGTATTTTGGTCGAACGTGAGTAAGTTCCAAATCATGAGCACGCCGCCTAACCGTCCCTAAAGGCTTTCCCATTTCCTTTGCTAATTCCGGGACACTCCTACAAATACCGTAACGAGAGACTAAGTAAGCGTCTTCTTCCTCTGTCCAACCATAATCCCGGTACTCATAGTGAAGACCCAGCTTCTCAATCTTCACCCGGACCGCCTTATCAGACCTCCCAGTCTTCTCCGCAATCTTGGCAATAGATAACTTCTTATTAACCAACTTCCGAAGAACTTCTTCTTCCTCAGAACTCCACTGAAGAGGGTTTTTCTTCTCTTCCCGTGTCCCCCACACCTTATTACCATACTTGTAGGCGACACTCGCAGAGACACCCAGAGCTTCTCCAATCTCCCTGTAGGTTGCTCCAGACTTCCATAATGGAAGACCCTTCTCAGTCATTTCATCTGTCCAGCATGATTTGCGTCCCATGACTCTCTCCTTTATAGAATAGACTTACTCAGTCTACCCTATAAAAGAACAGAAGTCAAATAGAACACAGGTCAGTTAAAATTGGATCTGTGTTTTCAAAGAGCTTTTGCACCAAAAGGTGCCGGGTTGGGAGGACACATAATCCTCCCAACCCGTTATCACCAAAGACTTACTAGAGCGTCAAAGTCCGACGCCGGATGTTCTTCGCCTTCACAATCGCGTCAAGGTTTTCAATTTCTGCATCGACTTGATTGTAGACGATACTCTCAATCTGATCCGTATTCTTATTGAATTCTGTGAAGATACGTGTTCCGTCCAGAATTCCCCAGACCAGATTCTTCGGATTGAGCAGCCACATGAACGAACCTTCGTTCACGGTATTGATGGAACCAGCGGCAGAGCCGGAAATGGTGACATCTGCTGCGGGCCAAGGATCTGCTGCGCCCGGATCACCCAGAAGACCAAGAACCGTGTACGCCTGCTGTGCAGCTGCGACAGGGCGGATCACGATGGTGCTGGCGGCACCCTTGGTGGGGGATTCGAGGCGAAGCTGATCCATACGGTTATCGCTTGCGAAATTCGCATAGGCGAGACCGTAAGCACCGGCTGCGATGAACGCGTCGTTGATCGCCTTGGCGATCTGGACGGTGTTCAGAGTACCGTGAGGAAGGGTGATGGTGATGTCACCATTCCCGTCCACGTCGAACTTGAGGGTGTCGTTCGTGGAGTCGATCACGAACGGACCATACTCTCCACCCACGATCTGCGCGGCGGTCGCAGTCGACACGTTGATGGGGAGGTCGTCCGGAATGAGCGGTACGCGAACCATGGGAGTACCGAGAGGAGCCATTTCCGCACCCTGAAGGGCGGCGTCACCAAGGATGGTGCCGCGATCGGAAACAACATCTGCCCAGTCCACCGCGATGGCGTCACCCGTAAGCCACTTGAGGCCCGGGTCATTCTTGTACTGCTTGGGCATCACGCGCTTCATCTCAGAGAAGATACCCTTCTGGATGGAGACACCCTTGACATCGAGGATATGCGCGGACTCGGTCTGGAGAGCCCAGCCATCAAGACGACGCAACAGACGGGCATCCGGAGTGGTGCCAGTCGTGGTGGTGTCGCCATTGATTGCAAGCTGCTCGAGGTCGGTCGCGATACGTTCGACCATCGTGTTCATAATGGTCTGCTCGAAGTCGTTCTGCTCGATGTTGCCCTGCAACACCTCGGTGGTGATGTTCCAAGCACTCCGGACCTTTTTCGCCTGGAGCGTGATACGCTGGAACTTTGCACGCGAGAGATTGCCTGTGTCGGTGGCTTCGTCCACGGATTCCGTGACAGGCTCACCCACCCACAGCTTATCGATGTCCATCAAGGGACGGGGCATGCGGATGAAGCGGGACTGCGGAAGAAGTACCGAGAATTTCTTGACGAGTGTGATGAATTGTGACTGCTGAAGCGGATTCAGCAGACCACCGCTGAGCAAATCACTCGTCTGGATGCTCTTTTCAACGATGGCCTCGTTCGGATCACCGTAACCCATTTTTGTTTCCTCCTTTGAAATTTCCGAAAAAAGTCTTTTTAGACCCTATCCAAAACGAGCGACTCACTACATGCGTGACATCGCCTGAGTCGGGGCACCCCCGAAAATACCACCCCACACGGGTCCGGATTTCTGACCCGTCTTCTGAATCTCTCCGTCGGTCACACCACGAGGACCGCCCTGGCTAACGCCGCCAGCCGTCTCCAGGGAAGAGAGACGCTTGTTGACCATCTCCATCTGCTCTTTCTGAGCTTCCACCATCTTCTGGGTCGCTTTGAGAACCATCTGGCTGGTGGCTTCCATGCTCTTCTGAAGCACACTCTCGAGAGACTTCTCGATAGACTTACCGTACTCTGCGGTTTCATCCATCTGAGGAAGTTTCGCGGACATGCTTGCAGCAGCAGCCATCATACCAGCTGCCTGCGCTGCGGACGGAGCTGTTTCCTTCGGCTTCGTTGCCTCACCGTAGGTCGGAAGCTTGTTGGCGTCGGTCACGGAACTGCGAGCCATATCGGTCTCTCCATGCTGTTTATCGCCAGCAACCTTATCGCCCTTTGCAGCACTCTCAGTGGTGGGTGCATACGGACCGGTCTGAGCAATCAGAGCAGCCATTGCAGCGGCAGCCCCAGGCTCAGCTTTGCCACCAGCGTCACTCTTTTCAGTGATCTGTTTGGCAAGCAGGAACCGGACATTCCAGAGAGCGCTCTTAAGAGCCTCTTTCTCAATCCGGTTACCGGCTCTCAGGTCTTTCGCCTTGCTGAGAAGGATAGCGATCTCACGTACCATCTGCTCTTCGTCTTCACCTTCTTTTTCCTGCTTGGCGATCTCACGCTGATGACGACGACGAGCCATGAGCACGCGAGCGGCTTCCACCTCTTCGTCGCTCATCTCATCTTCCGGAGTCGTCGTATCTTCATCTTCTTCTACCTCAATCGAGATATCAGAAGAATCGCTGGACTCGTCCGAAGAATCGTCTGAAGAATCATCACTGGAATCATCCGAAGAATCATCAGAATCGTCGGAATCATCGGTGGAATCATCATCAGAGTCATCCGTGGAATCCTCGTCACTGAACTCCTTCTCGGAGTCATCGTCTGAATCCATGGGCCAACCCTTTTCGGATTCGTCCTCTTCCATACCAGGAGAGGCACCATCGACGAGGTCTTCCACTTTCTTTGCGGTGTCCTCAGAAATGGAAGACTCATCAGAGGTCGTCTCCTCTTCAAACTCTCCCTTGGACACGCGTGTTTCCTCTTTCACGCCTTCCATGTTTTCTCCTCCATTCTTGGTTCTGAGCATTCGCCCAATCTTTTGAAGCAATCCAAGCGCCGCCTCTGCGTCCTTGGATGCATCTTCCTCTATCTCCACAGGTTTAGAGCCGTTACTTTTTTCCGCTTCCGACCCTTCCTGCATAACCGGGACGTCCGCCCATGCACCCTCTTCATCGAGAGATTTCATGATGGCAGAGACGAAACCGGTACGGGGGTTGGCGGCATGCTTGGAGCGTGTGCAAGCGATGTGATCCAGATCCAGATCATTGATCCGGCGAACCATTCCCTTTTCCGTCATCTCAATAGAGATGGCGTTAGGATTTTTCAGGTTCAGCTTGCCGCCGATTGACAACTGCTTGGTGCATTTCTTGCCTGTGATCTCCTTGTACAGAGTACGAGACTGGGGCCAGTCCGCATCCAGTTCGAGATCTACCACGAATTGCTGACATACCTTTCCATCCACTTCCTTGGAGACGAGCGCCCCCTTTACAGAACGACCGAACTCAAACGTGGACTTGTGGTTGTCCAAAAGCGGAACACCGCCGTTCGCCTGATCCGCCATTTTCTCCAGGGCGCTCTTGCTCATCTGATCACTCTGGAGGTCAGTAGCGTCATCGCTGGCAACCGCGACGACATGCATTCGACCCTTGTCGTCTTGATACGCCTTCTCGACGATCGCCCCTGCTTCCCACGGGACCATCTTTTCCATAACTTATTCCTCCTTTGTCAAACTCAAAAGGCTTTCCTTGACGCCCATGTTCTTGGCATCTCTCATCAACTCCGTAGCCACACCTAACAAAGACTCCAACGGCATGCCCTGTAATGACAAACCGTTCTTATCAATACCGAGGGCTTCATGGATCCGTTTCACACTGCTATCTGTCTCTTCAGACTCTTCCGAATCCACAGTCACCGGAGAACTCTCATCCGTACTGGCATCGTCCGACCACCCTTCAATACTGCTATCTTCCGGCGCTTCCTCTTCAGGAGGAGGAGCCTCTTCAGCGCCCCCTTCACCACCTACCATCCCACCCATTCCAGCCGCCTCTTGCTGCGCCTTTGCCTGAGCCGTCTGATGTGCGATCTGGCTCTTAAACTCACCGATAATCGCTTCAGCAAGCTGCATACTGAGTTCTGCCATGGCAACTTGCATCGGCTTATCGGCGAATTTATAGTCTTTCGGGTAAGGGGGTTTACCAATACTGGAACGAAGTTCATTGGGGGTCAGAGCGCCCAAACCTGCGTAAGTCTGATCCATTCGGGCTGTATCTAGAGGGTCTGTAAGCTTCATTCTCTCGAACCGGAACCGGACAAGGGGCTCCTCATCCAAAACATCAGCAACGATCGTCTGATTTATAATGTATTCCTTCTCCAGACGATCAGGCTCTAGTTCCTGTTCATTTGAAACTTCACGAGATACCTGGGCTGAAGCCTTATTCACATCCGTGGTCGTAAAGAAGACCGGAGCAAGACCGAAGGCTTCCCGGATTTCTTCGTCATTACTCTTACGGTAAGTCTCAAAGCTCGCGTCTTCTGTGACGCCTACAGTAAGAGGCTTAAGATCAAGGCGAGGACCTCGACCTTGCTGTTGGAATCCGACCTGACGCTGTTCTGCCTGGATCACGCATACGCTGTGCGCCTTCGGAACTCCCTGAACCTTCGCCTTAAAAAAGTCCTCGATGGATTGGACGGATTCAGGAGTCAAGGTACCCCCGGAAACCATAAGAGCCATACGAGGAACGGCGTCGTTCTCAAAAAAGTTCACATTCCGGAGTGCCGCGAGTCGGTTTCCGGAAATAGCCGGAGCAGCGGAAAGGTATCGTGGCGCTCCGTACCAAGTGCTTGTAGGACTGTATAGCTTGAAATGAAGTATCTCTGTAGCTCTTTGGCTCATTGGAAGAGGTCTGTGACCTTTGTAATAATCACCGGATTCGGCTATCATTACCTTCATGTCACCAAACTCTTTGAAGTACCGCTTCTCATTACCCCGAATCTGTACAAACCCGCCGATCATCTGCTCTTTATTGTCGCCCTCACGTACACGAATTCTCATACTGACGGAAGGCACATGAAAAACACCGTTTATTTTACCAGCGTTATCTCTGACAATCTCTAAGTAGCCGTTACCCGTCGCTTCCTCATCCACCTTAGACATGAAAAAGAGCTGCGTAGTGGGCATAAGGGGGTTAGGCTTATCAAACAATCTCTGTAGTTTGAT